AGCCTGTATGAATATTACAGTACAAATATATTCAAAAAAAACGGGCACTGATTACTCAATGTCCGTGTTAGTAGCGGGGGAAGGACATTTCACGGGGGAATTCGGACACTCTCACCCCCAACTGAAAGCCGTCCAGGGCAGGCGAACCGGGGCGTTTGGCGCAAATTTGGCGCACGCCAAGACTTCTTCCGGACGGTTTTCCTCTCCTTGTTCGCTTATTGTTTTTCATTAACCTTTTATTGTTTGCAAAAATATGCTATGTTTGCATCATAACTCATATAAAAGTTGTTTTGTAACATCAGGGAAAGGTCACGCCGTGAGGCGCGGCCTTTCCTATTGCTTCTCAGGAATATAGATACAGATGCCTGAGATTAGCCAATGAGCATCTTCCCCACCATATACATAAGCGGCAGGAATCTCTGTTATCCTCAAATCAGCGATGCCATTCGCACCCAAAGCCTTTGCCGCATCAACAGCTTCCTGCAATAAATCTTCACCGGATAATTTTTCTTTGGAGAAAGCCTCTTTTGGTTGTCCCTTGTAGTAAGCATAGTTATCCCTTTCCTTAAATGTGACATCTGATTTTTCTTTGCCGTTTTGGATAATGGCAGGGAAAACTTTTACTGATAAATCGCCCAATGCAGTAAACTCTCCTGGATATGGATCTGGGCTCAAGAAAAAACCTTTCTCCACAAAAGGACGATAATCTAAAAACAAGGTTTGGACAATTCTATCTCTTTGTTGTGTAACGGCACAACTCGAAAGCAGTGAAAGCGATGCCAAGATAATTAAGACTTTTTTCATATCGGAACATTATTGCTTTTCCAGAATGGAGAGGAGACGGCCTATCTGGGCGTCCTTCTCCTTGATCTGGGCGTCCTTCTCCTTGATCTGGGCGTCCTTCTCCTTGATGCGTTCGTCGAGGAGCTCGATCTGGGCTCTGAGGACATCGGGGCTGTCGGAATAATATTGGCGGTTGTCGATGGTGTTGCCTATATTATTGTTACTATTGATAAAACCTTGATTGTTATCGGCGAAGTGGTGTGAATTATCCCTAAGCATACTACCTTCCCCTGTCATCAGCCACCCACGGTCAAATTCAGGAAATACAGATAAAATCTTACTAGCCATTGCCGGAGAGATAGACTTTGTTTTTCCCTTCAATATGTCATAAATAGCCTGAGGACGATCTAGCCCAATCCTATCAGCCAGTTGTTTAGCATTCAACTTCGTATAAGTCAATACCTTTGCGATAACCTCTGTCATAGTCTAAAAAAACTTTAAGAATATTTCTGTAAATTTTCTTGATAATACAGATTTAATCTGTATATTTGCAATGTAAACACAAACGATATACAAACGATATACACTCTTAAATGAGCGAAGATAATAATAAAATATTCACAAAACAAATGAGTTATGAGTGCAGAAAAGAAAATGGAAAGGACCTCTGTGGGCATCTGGAGGGTGTTCGCGGTGGTGGTGGCGGTCGCTCTGGCGGCAAACGCCGTTCAGGCAATGGCAGGAAAGGCGAATTTCGCGTGGTGGCATCTGCCGACGCTGATGATTTCGTACACGATGGGTGCGTGCGGAGACTGGCTCCTGAGGCTGTCAGCCGTCGCAAGGCTTATAATGATGCGATGGCGTGGCTGTTCACCGAGAAGGAAAACCCAGACCTGTGGATGCTGAAAGGCAGCACCACAAGGGACAGTGACGGGCATTATCTTTATTAATCTTCATTGGTTATGGAAAACTACGATGTAAACAGGGACAAGTTCCTCGATTTGATGGCAAAGCACCATCTGGATGCTGGGGTGAACGTGGTGAGGCTCTGGAACAAGGCGCAGGAGGGTGATGACATCAGGCCGCTTGCGAGGGAGTTCATCGCTGACAGGCTTGGGCAGTGCCTTGCGGCTTGGGAGTGTGCCGCCGGTGCATGGAGGAACAACGAGTCCGGAAGACCGGAACCTGACCCGGGAAGATGGGACTGGGATCAGTTTATAGAATATCTGGGAAAGATACTTGAGGAGGATATTGTTTACTGATATGTTGGCACATTACATCATAGAGGTTGCCGCCCTTGCGGTCGTGGCCGCATTGTTCTGGTGTGGGCTGATCAAGGAGTGAAAGGATGAGTGAACCGTAGCGCCGGGCGGTGAAAGGCCGTATTTTTTGGGTGCGCTTAGTTAGTATGACAGCCGGGAAAGACCGGCACTCCCCGGAAAGGGCAGGATATGGGTCACTGCCGGCACGTAGGCAGACTTGCGTAGGATGTAAAGCCCAGGAGGGCGGGGTCTGCTCCGAAAGCGTCGCGCGATGTGAGCGGTTCGATTCCGTTCCCGGGGGCGAAACAGGTTCTTTGAAATACTGGAATTGCCGTTAATGAGAAAGATTCGCAAAACCATTGTTTGGAAAATGATTTTCTAAAGGCTATCTTTGTTTGGTAAAGGGAATGTGATATGCTTGAAGTTGCAAATATCAGAGTAGTAACACTGTCATCCTCCGATAGGCTTAGCTGGCTTAGCGGAATTTGCGACGGAAGAGATATGATCGAGCAAAACGGCGTTAACCGCCTGTTAGTAAATATCGACGATGGCATTACACGAGATAAATTACGACCTGAACACATCACGTCTCTTGCATGTCTGATTGAATCTTGCGCTCGAAAGGGATGCCTGGTTCAAATGGAGACGAGCAAAGAAATTAAAGATTACCTTGAAAACGAGCTCAAAATATCAAGATACTGGAATTTACATGAGAGTTATGTGAAGCCTGGCAACGAAGACATTCTGAACTTATGGAAGATTGATCCCAACGGGATGGAAATGCACGCTAAACGAATAAGCGAGTATTTTCGAACCACCAGGTTTCAAGCCAAAGACCTGACTCCGCTTGAAGGTAGCCTGACCGAGGCTTATTACAATGTCATTGACCATTCACTATGCGAGGGAATAGCCTTTTCTATGGTCGAATATGACAGGAGTATCAACAAGGTTTTCATTTCCGTATGTGATTTTGGCCGAGGTATTGCCGAATCCGTTAGAACAGTATTACCTGAAATAACGGATGACGTTCAAGCAATAATGAAAGCAATGGAGCCTCGCTTCACGATCAGATCCACTAAGCACAATGCCGGCTTAGGATTGGGGAATCTTCGTGACTATTGCACTGACCCTGATTCCCTTTGGATTATCAGCAACGATGCGGCTCTGGTCACATCCGGGGACAACGAAAGATATGTAAGGTTAAAGAAACACTTCAAGGGGACATTGATAATGTATTCAATTTCACTTGAGCATCTGGAAGACAATTATATCGAAGACACTTTAACACTGTTGTAATATGGATTATCGTATTTCCGTTTCAACTATATTCCAGGGTCGCAATTACCCTGACGCTGGCGATGTGCTATACTCTGTACTGAACGACAATCTTGACAAGCAGGACAGAATCATTTTGGATTTCAAAGATGTAACTCTTGTTCCATCAATGTTTTTGAACACATCCCTTGGCAAGATAATCGGAGAAAGAGGGGCTGGGATCATTCGTCAGAAAATAGCTTTTAGCAATATTTCCGCCAGCCAGATAGCCCATATCAGAGAATATGTTCAGCGATTCGAGCAGCCCTGCTAACTAAGGAGAAGCAATCTTCATCAAGCGGCAATTCCAGTGTTTTGGAGTTGCCGCTTAATTTATTGTGTTATGAATGGAAAAGTTAGATTCGTTGTCACGGCCACGTACTACAACATCATCGACCAGTGGTACTTCGACACGGTCGAGAAGGCGAGGGAGAAATACTCTGAGCTCCTGGTCACCAGACCGAAATGGGAGATCAGGGCCGAGAGAGAGGAGACTGTCCCGCAAGGGTCAGGATAGCCCGGTTGATGAACTCGGTCTTGTTGCCTTGATAGGAAGAGAGGAACGCGTCAACCTCGGGGGTGGACTGGAAGGTGTAGGACTTTCCGTGGGGCTTGGACTTGCGGCCCGCGCCGGAACGGGCGCCGCCCCAGGACGGAGACCCGGAAGGAGTTTGTGAAGATGACAGATTTTTGTTTTGCATACAAATTGTGTATTTTTGCAGCACCTACCAAAGGGGAGGCTGATTTCTCAGCCTCCGTTGGCGAACTAGATTGCGATTTCTATCGTGAATCTAAGTTTCCAAATCTTGATCGTAAATCTTGCGGACATACTTTTAAGACTTTGGTAGGTTTTTCTTACTCCCTTTCAAGCGTTTCAGATTCCTCTTTCGCGGCTCTCCCTGAACCGCAATACAAAGGTACGCATTTATTTTGAATTACACAATTATTTTTCAAGTTTATTTATTTACCTTTTTTTTCTGAAAATCAATGAATAAAACAGAGAACTACGAATCCCTGAAGACTAAGATTCGTAAGATCGCTACCCTTGCCGAAAGCGGGGTTGGCGGAGAGGCCGAAAACGCCAGGAGCATTATGGAGCGGATATGTCTGGAACACGGTGTCAGCCTTGATGAAGTTCTGGCTGTCGAGGAGAGAGAACGGTATCGGTTTGAAATCGGCCGTAACAAAATCGACCTGCGTATCTTTACACAGTGTTATGCTAGGGTTACAGGCGAAAAAAGTATGTCGTATCGTCGAATGAGCCGCACGGCGATTTCCGTCGTAATGACCGCATATCAATACGCCGAGCTTTCCGCCCTATTTGAGTGGCACAAAGCTAATTTCCGGCGGGAGGTTGAGAACCAAATAGACATTCTGTTTCAGGCCTACAGCTCGAAACATCGTCTATTCTGCGAGCGGTCGGACGATGCCCCCGACGATGAACTGAATCTCTCTCCGGAGGACATTCAACGCATTCGTGCGATTATGGCCATGAGAGAGAGCCTGAATGACAGCAAATATTACAAACAGATTGGCTATTAAAAAAACAACTTAAACGGAATATGGAAATCAAGAAGATTTGGGAGACCGCGTCCCAGAAACAGCGGAACGAGCTGATGACTCTGATTGTGATGGACGGGGTGGCCTACCCTACGGCGTACTCGTGGTGCAACGGCAGCAGACGGCCAAAGCCACTCTATCAGGAGAGGATTCTGAAGTACGTGAAGGATGTCTTCGGAATTGAGTCCACCGCCGAGGAACTGTTCCAGGAAAGGAGGTAGTCATGTATGCGGACAAGGATTCAAGAGGTCTGATCTCGGTGTTCGAGATGGACAGGCCGGAATGGTCGGCACTGCGCGGGGCGTGCCAGATGGCCGTGCAGCTTTGGGAAGTCCAGTTGATGGAGTTCGCAGGGCTTGAACCGGTACGGATGCAGACTTGGGAGATCCAGCGCAAATGCCATCTTGAGCAGAACATCGGCATCGCAAGGAAGCTGATTTTCGAGATAGACCAGGCTAACGATAGAGTGAACGATGATTCCTGCAAAAGGATATTCGAGAGTGCGGACATGGCCAGGCCATAGATTTATTTGACTTATGATCCCCGACTATGTAAAAGACCAGATCAAGGAGCGGGACATCGTCTCGATCATCCAGGACGAGGGAGTGGAGCTCAAGCGAGAAGGCAGCCACTACAAATGCTGTTGCCCTTTCCACGGGGAGAAGACTCCTTCGTTCGTGGTGACACCATCGAGGAATTTGTACCACTGCTTCGGGTGCGGACGTACCGGCGACGCCATCAGCTTTGTGATGGAGAGGCGCGGGATGACGTTCTACGAGGCGGTGGAGCATCTTGCCGGACGGTTGGGAATCGACTACGAGAAGAAGGAGCCTACACCGGAGGAGAAGGCGGCGGAGTTCCGACGGTCGCAACTGATGACGGTGAACAAGCTGGCCTCCGAGTGGTTCATCCAACGGTACAAGGAATCACCTGGAGCCAAGGAATATGTCCTGAAGAAGCGCGGGATCAAAGCCGAGACCGCCGAGCTGTTCTGCATCGGCTACGCTCCAGAGAAAGGAGGCCTGAAACAGTACCTGACGGGACTTGGATGGAAGGAGGACGTGCTGCTTGCGGCAGGACTGGTCAAGAGGAACGAGGACACCGGGCAGGTCTATGACTCGTTCAGGCACAGGATAATGTTTCCGGTGTTCTGGACAAGCGGCTACATAGCGGGTTTTTCCGGACGGTACATCGGTGACAAGCCGGGCGTTCCCAAGTACCTGAACACCGGGGAGACTGAACTGTACAAGAAGAAGGGAATCCTTTTCGGGTGGCTCCAGGCGAATATGCAGATCTACGCCACGAAGCAGGCTTACCTTGTCGAGGGCAATCTGGACGTATGCCGGTTGCACGAGATCGGGGTGAAGAATGCCGTGGCTCCGTGCGGAACGGCTTTGACTCAGGACCAGATCGACCTGCTGAAATCCAGGGCCGAAAGGGTCACGATCATCGGGGACACAGACAAGGCCGGTATCGAGGCGGTCCAGAAGAACGCCAAGCTGATGACGGAGGCGGGGCTTTCGGTCTCAGTTATGGAACTTCCGGCGGATCTTGGCAAGGATGCCGATGAGTTCTTCCGGACGCACCAGCACGAGTTCGACGAATGCAACCTCCAGAGGACGAATGATTATATTCCTTGGATCTGCAAGAGATGGATGGAAGCAGCCGCTTCGCAGACGGAGAAGGCCGCCGTGATCACCGAGGTCTGCAAGCTGCTGGCCAAGGTGCCGGACCAGAGCACGGCTGATATGTACCGGGAGACCTTCACGAAGGCCTACAAGTTCGGAAGGATCTGGAACCAGGAATATTTCAAGGCCAAGAATGATCAGGAGCGGGCGGAGGCGAAAGAGGACGGAACCAAGGAGATGCTCCAGAACTATGGCTTCTACGTCAAGAACAACTGTTACTATGGGGCTTCAAGATCCGGGAACGATGTGAGATGGAGCAACTTCACGATGACCCCGATCCTGCACATCCGGGACGAGAAGAACGCCAGAAGAATATTCACGCTGCGGAACGTCAAGATGCAGGAGGCGGTGGTGAAGCTGAACCAGAGCGAGCTCGTGTCGTTCACGGATTTCAAAACGAGGGTCGAGACGGCCGGGAACTATGTCTGGGAGGCAACGGCCAACGAGCTTACCTCACTGAAGAAGTTCCTCTATGACGGCACGCCTTCGGCTGATGAGATCAAGCAGCTGGGTTGGCAGAAGAAGTGGGGCTTCTATGCCTGGGGCAACGGCGGCCTTGACAACGGCACGTTCAAGCCGGTGGACAAGTACGGAATCATCGACATCAAGGGTCAGAAGTTCTATCTTCCTGGTTGCGCGCTGGACACAAGGGACAACACCCAAGGCTACCAGCTGGCAAGGAAATTTGTCTATACGGAGGCTAACGCCATCACGCTGCGGGAATATTCAGAGAAACTCATCACCGTGTTCGGGGACAACGCCAAGGTGGCGCTTTGCTTCCTGTTCGCGTCGCTGTTCAAGGACGTTGTGACATCGGTGACAACATCGTTCCCCATTCTGGATCTGTTCGGCCCGAAGGGCACGGGAAAGTCGGAGCTGGGTCATTCGCTGACTTCCTTCTTCGTGACGGGCAACATCGCGCCGAACATCAACAACACGACCAAGGCGGCTCTTGCCGAGGCGGTGGCGGAGGTGAGCAACGCGGTGGTGCATCTCGATGAATATAAGAACAACCTTGATCTGGAGAAGCGGGAGTTCCTTAAAGGAATATGGGACGGCGCGGGGCGTTCGAGGATGAATATGGACAACGACAAGAGGCGCGAGACCACGGCTGTGGACTGCGGGGTTGTGATGAGCGGTCAGGAGATGCCGACCGCCGACATCGCTCTGTTCAACCGGCTTGTGTTCCTGACATTCAGCAAGACAACGTTCAGCGACCAGGAGAAGAGGAACTACGAGAATCTGAAGCTTACCGAGAAGCGAGGGCTTACGCATCTGACGAACCAGTTGCTGCAACTGCGGTCAAAGTTCCAGACGGATTTCCGAAGGGTTTGGGACGAGACTTTGTCGGACATGAATGACAGGGTGCGTTCGTACAATGTCGAGGACAGGACACTGAGGAACTGGGCTATCCTGCTGGCGGCCTACCGGGCTTTGAGGACGGACATCGATGTGCCGTTTGACAGCGAGGAGATATTCAGGCTTTGCTGCAAGGGTTGCGTGGACCAGAACCAGAAGACAAAGCAGAACAACGAGCTTTCAGGCTTCTGGGAGATTGTGGAGAATCTGGTGGCATCCGGGCAGGCGTACATCAACATCGACTATAAGCTTTGCGCCGGGGACCGTCCGTTCGCCATCAAGGAGTCGGATGTTCCGTTCGAGCCGAAGCACGGAGTGCGGTACATCTATCTGGCTTTCCAGCGGCTTTCGGCTCTCTATATGAAGGAGGGCAAGGACGTGAACGGCAAGGTGATCCCGAGGGATTCGCTGAAGTACTATCTTGAGCATTCGCCGGAGTTCATAGGTACGGCCAAGTCGATGCGGTTCAAGCTGCTGGAGAACAAGACCTACGTGTCGAGCAATCCGGAGACCGGCAAGAGCCGCGTCACCACGGCGATGGTCTTTGACTATGACGCGCTGAAGGTCAATTACGGAATAGATCTGGACATTTCTACGGACACGTTGGAGATCGGTGACAACCGCACGGCGGCCAGCGCTCCCCCGCCGGTCGCCGAGCCAGCCGAAGAGACCGATGCCGAACTTTGGGAGGAGTGATGGAAGACCTGAGGAGATATGTCCTGTATTCCAGGGAGCAGGAGGAGGCGTTCCGGAACAGGTACGCCAATGTGATTGCGGCCAGGCGGCGGGCGTATGTGAAGTGGCTGCGGAGCCTCCCTCTTCTGGAATGGGTTGACTATCTCGTTCAGGTCTCACCACGAGACTACGAAGCCATCATCGGCCTGATCTGCATCTGCCATCAGGAACGCCTTGTCAGCATCACCTTCAGCTCCGATTACCGCCGGATCAGACGTGATCCGGACACGGACGAGGAGGTCGAGGCCGTTTTCGGAAAAAAGAAAAAGTAAAAATAATCGCCAAAAATTTGGTAAATGTTAAGAAATTCCTTATCTTTGCAGTGCAATCAAAACAATAACGGTAATGAGATACTCGGAAGTCATAAGGAAGCTGAAGAAAGGCGGATGCTCTTTCCTCTCGCACGGTAAAAACCACGACTGGTGGTTCAGTCCGATAACAGGAATAAAGTTCCAGATACCGCGACACAGCAGCCAAGAAGCGAAAGACCGGACATTGGAGAACATAAGCAAGCAATCGGGGGTGGAACTATAACCCACCCCAATGCTTAACAAATATTTAATTAATAAAATCAGATATGAAGGCAAAGGTTTATATCGCGAGAGGTTCGGACGGAACCTTCGACGCAACAATGGAGTATAACAAAGCGATTCCATTCGGACTTCTCGGTCAAGGCAAGACAGCCAAAGAAGCCATAGAGGACTTTTACAACTCTTATGAGGAGGCAAAGCAGATGCTTGCGGAAGAGGGCAAAGAGTGTCCGGATGTCGATTTTGAGTTCTACAACGACGTTCCCTCTTTCCTCCAACAATATGCGTTTATCCTAACGCTTGCCGGACTGGAGAAAGTAACCGGAGTGAGCCAGACCATTCTTAGCCACTACATCAGCGGCTACAGGCATCCTTCCCCGAAGACCGTGAAGAAAATCGAGGAGGGCATAAAGAACTTCAGCCAAGAACTATCGTCTGTCAAATTCGCCTGATTGCAACCTGACTCAGGATAAGGCGAGTATCTCATTCACCGACAGGCGCGGCGGCATCCGTATGGACGCCGCCTTTTTTTGTGTCATACAGGAAGAGTCGCTGATATTTCATTAATTACTTACGATTTTTATTGGAAACAAGTGCGTGAAACGGCGATTTTATAATAACCAATCAAAAAGCGGAAGCGAAATAGCGGCATTTGCTTACACTTTTCAAAATTTAGCCAAAACGGCGAGAAATCGGGAAAAACAGGGTGGTTGTGCCAAAATTTAGCACAAGTAAAATAACTATTTTTACATACTTTTAAATAGAACAAATGTTTATATTGTGTTATCTATTGTAGTTCTTCAATAAATTACGTAAATTAGTGAAAAATTATTTTGCTGAGGAAACGAAAAACCCCAACTACACTAACTACACTAACTACACTTGAAGTAAATGAATGAATATTAACGAAATAAGGTGTAGTTGCGGTGTAGTTGAAGAACTACACTCCAACTACATTCAACTACACTTGCGGTGACTCCAACTACACTAACTACACATTTTCGAGGGTCAACTACACCTCGTTTTTGGTTAACTCATTGAAAATCAAATATAGCTTCAAGTGTAGTTGGTGTAGTTGCTGTTTTTGCGAAAAATGTGGCTATAATATTTGATGAACTGTGAAATGCTCGATGTCAAATTGAAAGTGGATTCGCCGATGATGGCGGATTATCTGGCTTACCTGTTCCCGCCTGACAGTCCGGGCGGGCCTCTGAAAGTCTATGCCCGAAACAGCATAGGCAGGCTTCTCGTGGCTCATTGCAAGGTGGCGGAGGGTCCGGTGGCTCTGGAAGGCGACAAGGTCGTGGATCTGGAGTTGCCAAGCGACATCGCCACGGCTCCTATGAGGGATAAGTTCCTTTATTATGACAAGTACAGCACGGTGGCGTTGAATATGGCGATCAACGCCTTCTTTGACATCGAGTTCAAGCAGTACTACCTTGCCGGCTACGAGCTCGGAGTCCAGAAGAAGGACATAGTCACCGCGTTCATCGTGTCGAGGGGATTGTTCAGCACCGACTATTTCGACGCGCTGCACAAGAGGATCTACAGGCAATCGCAACAGACGCTGGACAAACTGGTGAAGAAACTTATCAACAAGGTGGATTACATCAACAGCAGTATAAACATAAACGGATTGAAAGATGATCAGAATCATTGACTCATTGCAGGCCCAGAGCCTTGACAGACAGGATGGAGTCTGGCATAAACTTGCGCTCGTTCCAGGAACCGCCACCATCGAGCGGTCGGAGAAGACAGAGGATGCCGGGAGGCTGGCCACCGTCAAGATCAACGCCACGCTTTCGGAGTCCTCGGAGATTATGAGGGACAACCTTATATTAAAGGTAGGATTCTGCCACGGGGACGATGAGACTTACGGCACCGAGGACTTGCCTCTTGCCTTCGAGGTCAACGAAACCAACACCTTGAAGCTGTCCAGCTCATATCAATTCCCTGTCTTTTAGCGTGTCCTTTCCTTACGGGTGTCTCGCTGGTATCTTTGCGTAAACATTGATTAACAAGATGAAAGCAGACACCTTCCAACTGGCAAGGGACATCGTTCAGGGAAAGTGGCTGGTCTCCAATCCGGACCGGCTGCTTCCCATCGCCCGCTCATTTCTCAACAAGACGCCCGTGGAGATGGAGGTGAAGGCGGCAAGCGTCACCACGGTCTCCGACTCCGGTGCTCTGCCGGAAAAGGCCAAGCGTGTGGCTATCATCCCTCTTCACGGAACGATGACGAAGTACGACACTTGCGAGAGTTACGGCACAACGTTCATAGCTAAAAGGCTCCGGGAGATGGCCGATGATGAAAATGTCATCGGCATCGTCCTGGACATAGACTCCCCTGGCGGAAGCTGCTCGGCCATTCCTCCGATGCTTGAGGCGATCGGTTACGCCCGATCCAAAGGAAAGCCGGTCTATGCCCACGCTGACTGTTGCGCCTCGGCAGCCTATTGGGTGGCCTCACAATGCGATGCAATCTATATGGACAACGATCTCTCAGAGGTCGGTTCCATCGGAGCCATGGCCGTGTTCATCGACAGCACGGCTGCCAATCCTACCACCGGAGAGAAGACCATTGTCATCTATGCCGAGGAGTCTCCGGACAAGAACTTTGCCTACAGGGAAGCACTTTCCGGGAGGTACGAGGCGGCGAAGGCCGAGCTGAAGCCGCTGGTGGATCAGTTCAGGGATGCCGTCGTGGCCGGAAGGCCTTCCATCCACAAGGATCAGGACGGGGTTCTCTCGGGAAAGATGTTCCTCACCGCCGATGCGCTGCGCCTGAATATGGCCGATGCCAAGAAGACCCTTTCCGAGACCATCGAGGCGGTCTTCGCACTTGCAAGCGTTTAACCAATCTTTTTCATAATGGATAAGAAAACTCTCAACAATTCCAAGATGGGCCGACTTGTGGCCCGTCTCTTCGGCAAGAGCGAGCTTGACGTCAAGGACGGCAAGGTTTCCCTTTCCGATCAGGAGCGGCAGAAGGTTCTGGAGAACTACGGCCAGGACTTTCTCGACAAACTGGAAAGCATCAACCTCGATGAGGAGGGTGATGCCGTGACCCTTTTCAACGCCGCCGTGGCCGCCAAGACAGATGAGGCCACCAAGGCACTTAAAGAGCAGGTGAAGAAGCTTCAGAAGGACGTTGTCTCATTGGCTTCCGAGCCGGAGCCTAAGCCGGTTGCCACGGCAGTTCCTGCGTCCAAGGAGGCCAAGGTCTTTGCCATCAATATGGCGGCGGCACACAACAAGATCGTGAAGGAAGCCCTTGATTCCGTCAATCCTTACGCTTTCACGGCGATGGAAGACGCGTCTATCGACATCACGGATCTCAACGCCGAGTTCAAGATGACGATGCCTCCTAAGATGAAGTTGGAGCTCCTTAACAAGAGGATCTACAACGGATTCGATGACGCCAAGCATATGACCCGCATCCAGTCCAACACGGACTACATCGCAAGCGCGGCCATTATGTCCGAGGTCTCACAGCAGTTCACACCGAAATGGACTCCTAAGGGAGCGCCCCATTTCACTCCGATCAGGATTCCTTATCGCCGTCACAAGCTGAACGTGCTGATCCAGCCGGCCGATGTGCTCAAGAGCTGGCTGCTCTATCTCTACGAGCAGGGCAAGACTATGGCGGATATGCCTATCACCCGCTACATCATCGAGAACCACATCCTGCCTAAGGTGCTGGATGACATCACCATCTCGATGATCGCAAAGGGTAAGTTCATCGATGCTGGCGTTGTCGCTGACGGTGACGCGGGCAAGGCCGCCAAGAACTCTATGGACGGTTTCGAGACCATCCTTGTGGAGGGCAAGTCCGATGAGAACTGCAAGATCAACTACTACAAGGCGGCAGCCGACCCGATGGCGATGTCGGACTCCGAGCTCCTCGCCTACATCAACGGCTTCGTTGACAGCATCTCCGGACTGTTCGCACACATCGTGACCATCCACTGCTCTGAGCAGCTGCTCACCCGCTACAAGAGGGCGGACTTCGCCGTCAACGGCAAGTACACCGGCGTGGAGAATGACGGAAGCATCCGCTTCACCAACTTCCACCTCGTACCTCTGAAATCGATGTACAACTCCCCTATCATCTTCGCGACCCCGAAGGAGAATTTCGTGGAGCTTGTGGATCTCTCCAAGGCGGAGAACTGCATCGTCAAGATCGAGGAGCTGAACTATGACGTGAAGGTGTTCGGCGAGTACTCCCTCTCTACGGGCTTCAAGATCGCCGAGGCTGTGTATGCCGCCGTGCCTGATGGCTACACTCCTGTCGAGAGCATCGTCTCCGATGTCCCTGACACCGACAAGTGGGAGAACGGAAAGAAGGCTGCTGACAACACCAAGGATCAGGGTTCAGAGACCAACCTGGATCCGGGTCAAGGCGGTGCATAACCAAATAACAAGCGTGAATTATGGCTTACGTTAAATCATCAATTCCAAGACCTGGTGACGGCGCTGGTTGCGCCGCCACCAGAAAATCACAGATCATCCTCGTAGATGTGGAGGATGTCGCCAGCGAACCGGCAAGAGAGGTTGGCAACTGCGTTGTAACTGGAAACCTCACATTGAAGACCGGCGCAAAGGCAATCTCCATCTATGCCACGGCTTCCACGATTCAGGTCACCGAGGAACTTTCCGGAGATCCGGACGCCGAGGGAATCAAGACCGGTATCGTGTTCGACCACCCGGGCAACTCAGTGGCCATCAAGAATTTCATCGAGATCTTCAAGAACCGTGGCGTGATCGCCATCGTGCAGGAGTGCGACGGAACAACTGCTGGCCGTCCTCAGATTATGGGACGTGTCTGCAACCCGCTCAGGTTGTCTCTTGAGACCAAGATGGACGGTGAGGCGACCAAGAGGACTCTTACCTGGAAGCAGGCGTTGCCTGACAAGTTCCTGGCCGGTGAATATGCCGGAGAGATGCCGGAGATCGCCGAGGACGCCACAAGCGCGACCGGAGGAGCTTAGCGGATGTCTAAGATCGACACAACAGCCGTCGAAGGCAAGGTTGCGGGCAACCCTGTAAGCGGCGGAACGAATCTGGTTGTCTGTGCCTACGAGGGCACGGACGACCAGTTGTCCAAAGCCTGGGAGAAGATGACAGGTGTCAAGCCTGTTGTCATCACGGTTGAACCGGACGCTGACATCCGTGACATTCTTGCCGGAATCATCGCCGACAACAATATCTCCGATGATTTCATCCTCGTGCCGGCCAACTGCGTTCCTTGCGCCAAGATTTCCATCGGAGAACTGGCCACACCGCTTGTGTTCCTTGACGTTCAAGGCAACAAGGTTTTCAGCGAAAGGCTGCCGAAACCGTTCTCCAAGGAGAAACTCGTGGACGCGCTTCCAGCGGAAAACCAGACAGCGGAGGAGTTCCTAAAGGACTACTTCAAGAAGAATCTCCATAGACCAATCGAGGCCGGATTCCGGTTCGGCAACATCGTGACTCCGGTCTATCGCGCGAATCCTTGCGAACATCTTGTCATCGAGGCGTTCGTCCGCAAGAAGTTCGTGTTCGCCACTCCTCAAGGCTATGCGGCCATCACACATCTGATTGACCAGTACCTGCTGAATGAGTAACGAGATTGACAGATGGATATGTTCGGGAGCCGAGGTCACTGAAGGACTTCGGCTCTTGAGCATATACGCGCCCAACAAGTGGCTCGACGCTCTTGTCAGGAAAGCGCCGAAGGAATATTCACACCTCCTGAAGAAAGCTTTGCTTCCGTTCGCCACAGAGGTTCCGTTCTCGCAGACATTGACGAAAGGCGGGCGGTTCCGGGAAGACTGGCCGTTCCTCTCCGAACCTGATTGCCCGACCGAACTGAAGGCCCTTGCCGCGGATATGATCACATCGTGGCACAACTATGTCAACGCCCACGAGGATCTGTTCAAATGCACCACTCCGGAAGAGTGCTTCGAGGCCGCGGAAAAAACGGTAAGAAATTTTTATCAAAATTCAGTTTCCCGCACTGAATTTCAATACTACAAGGAGCATCACCGGATTCTTGGCAAACATCCGATTTTCGCCTTGACAAAGAAACTGGATAATCTGAGACGAATGCCGATCACCGAGCTAATCCGGAAAAGGCGCAATGTCCAGGATTCCATCTGGCGCGCGGAGCGGGAAATCAAGAAAGGCGACCGCCCTGACCTGAAAGTGTCAAGAGAGGAAAGGCTTTCCCGCCTGAAGATGACGCTCGATGAGATAAACCGAATGATTAAAGAATATGAAGGAACTGACAACCGAACTTCTCGATGATCTTTCATCCCTTGCGGCCATCGGCTGGACTGATGCCGAACTGGCCGGATTCCTTGACATCACAGAAAGGCAATTGGATGTCATCTTGGCTGATCCCGTCACGATAGATGATCAGCGGATCAGCAACGCCATCAAACGCGGCCAGCTGGAGAAGAGGGCCAAGATCGAACTTGCCGTTGTGCGTGGAGCTGAACGTGGCGCCGCCGACTCCGTCGAGCAGTTCCGCGACATCGTCCGGGACAAAAGTTTCACCATCTCAAAGCTGGATCTGTTCGGCGGTACCGAGAAAGAAGGCGCGTTCGAAAAGATTCAGGAATATATTGCTTCCGGATCAAAGGGCAACCTTTCCGACAAGGAACAGATCTACATAGACCTGCTGACGCTGATATATTCATTGGACGGCCAGTATGGCAAAAGGAGGACGATCAAGTTCCTGACCAGCGCCCCTTTCGGCATTCCCTACCAACGGGCCGCGGACATATATTCAGAAGCCGTGGAACTCTTCTACTGCAACCGCAAGGTCTCCAAGGAGGCGATGCGCAACAAGATGGCGGATCAGTTCGACACACTCTATGTCGCCGCGAGGGACGCCGCAAAGACCTCCAAGGACTACGCCGTGGCCGCCGATATCCTCGTCAACAAGGCTCGTGCCCTCCAGCTGGACAAAGATGATCCGGCCAAGCTTCCGGCTGAAATCTACCAGCCGATGTTCCGTCTGCTTTCCGCAACGCCAGAATCCATCGGACTTCCGGCAGCCAACCGTGATGAGCTGGAAAGGCAGATTGACACCGTGGTCGCTCCGGAGTCCGTCAAGAGACGGCTCAGGACCGATGCAGGCATCGTTGATCTCGACATCGTAAAATACCTTGAGGATGCAAAGGAAGAGAGTTAAACCTGAATCCACACAAGCCGCCTCCGTCCAGTACCAGAACCCTTTCGCCCAGATCGTGTCGCTGGCCGGCGCCTGTCAGAACCTCAATGTCGTGGGGCGTGGCGGAGCCAAGACAACCGACATCCAGGCCGAAAGACTGCTGGATGTCATCTATGATATGCCAGGAGCGCCCGTCGTCTGGGTGGCCGACACGTTCACGAACCTGAACGCCAACATCCTCCCATCCGTTCTGGAGGGACTGGAGCGCAAAGGCCTGCGTGAAGGAGTCCACTATGTCATCGAGAAGGAGCCGCCGACATTCACCGATGCGGAGATGGCATCCCTTCCGGACTGGCTCAAACCACATTTCTGGAAACCTTTCAACAAACTGGTCTCCTACAAACGCACGATCATATTCTACACCGGCACCAACATCCGGTTCGGCTCCCTTGACCGCCCGGCCACCCTTGCCGGAGCCTCCTACGTCTTTGTCTTCGGAGATGAGGTGAAATATTTCCGGGAAGACAAGATCTCCAACCTGCTGAAGGCAGTCCGTGGCTACAGGCAGGAATATGGCCACAGTGTCTTCTACCGAGGATTCAGTTTCACCACCGATATGCCGGACACCACGCACATCGGGGAATATGACTGGATCCTGAAATACGCCCGGAACATGGACATCCCGGCCATCGTGCTGGTGCTAAAGGCCGGACTGGTCTATAACGAATGCCTGCACGAGGCTGCCGCCGCCAAGGACAAATGGTTGAAAACCCACAGCGGCGAGGATCTTAACATCTACCGCGGCAAGTGCCGTGTGGCCGAGCAGTGGAAAGCCCGATGGACTGAACTTAGGATGCGTAAGGAAGCCAGGACTTTCTTCATGCTGGCATCATCCTACATCAATGTGGACATCCTCACAGAGCAGTGGTTCGGGGATGCCATCGCTGGTAAGCTGCCTGACCTGAACACGGCTATCCTGTCGATGCGTCCGTCCCTGGAATCCGGCGACCGCTTCTACACATCCCTTGCCGAACGCCACTTCTACTACGACGGCACGGATGAGGATGCCTATGACGGTTTCGGGCTGCTGGATAGGGAGGATTGCAGGGTGCTGAAATATCTCGATATCGACAAGCCATTGATGGCGGGAGTGGACTTCGGGAATATGTGTTCGATGTCCATCGCCCAGAACGACATCGAGAAGGGCCGCGCGTGCATACGTGTGGTGAAGTTCCTCTACACTTTGGCTCCCGAATATGTCCCTGACCTCGGAGAGAAGTTCCGCGCTTTCTTCGCTCCGATGAGGAGCAGAACCCTGATGCTGTACTATGACCGCGCCGGCAACGCGTACAAGTCGGTGGGAGAGGATCAGGTCAGCAAACTCAAGAAGTCCATCGAGTACGATGGGAACGGTCGCCGCACTGGTTGGACGGTGCAGCTGATGTCCATCAACCAGGGCAACATCGGCCAGCCGGAGGAATACTCGTTCATGCAGGAGATAATGAGCGAGCGGAATCCGAGACTGCCGGTGATCCGCATAGACGCCTACGCAGCCAAGAATCTCAAGCTGTCGCTGGAGAGGGCGAGGACTGCTGTGCGGAATGGTGTCGTGTTCAAGGACAAGAGAAGCGAGAAGCTGCCTGTCGAGCAGCTGCCTACCGAGTCCACCAATCCGTCGGACTCGTTCAAGTACCTCGTGATGACCAGGCATCTTCGCGGCCTGGCAAGCGGGAAGACGATGCTGCCGTCCGCGGCTGTCGATCCGAAGGCGGTCTGAAAGAGTAGCCGCTGACACACCCGTGCGCCATATATCACCCCGGAACGGAATCGCAATTGCGATTCCTCGGCAGGGCGGCCCGGGGTCTTCTTCGACCGAAAAAGGCACCGTTTCGCACCCTCAGGACGCAAAGTACTGTATTTCACTCATTTGACGGGAAAATATTCATAAAAGAGTGTCTGTCTGCTGTGATTTCAACGGTTTCCGCTGTCGTTTTGGGCTTCAGCGCGCGCTTCAACAGAAGCCCCGGCCACCATGTTCCGGTTGTCCGGACGCACCCGGCGGCCTTCTCCGGTGTCCTTTATCCAGGCGTGGCTGATGCTAACTTTGTGATATGAACGTATATGAAGCACTGGCCGAGATGAGGCGACTGTCCGAGGAAGACAGGAGCTTCAGTTTCTCGTTCATGTCCTACAATCCATCGAAAGGCACGTCCGACGGCATCGTCTACGTCCACCGCGGGATCCTGCGGCACAGGGAGATGAAGGAATACAACAGGAACGCAGATCTCATCGAGGGGTATATGGATTTGGAGACCGGAGAGCCGCGGCGTTTCTACCAGCCGCTTCTGATGACATTCAACGGACAAAAACTGATACTAGTATGAGCAGAATCGAGAAGATATCCGACCACACGTCCGTCCTGCGGCTGAACGACGGACGGGCTTTCGCGCTTTCCAACAGGGTGGACAACAGCCTTGACTCCGTGTTCTGGATGGCACAGCAGAGGAACTGGGAGCAGCTGCCCCAGACCGTCTGCGGACAGAAGATCGTGCCGTTCGGCCACGACAACAACCTCCCCGTCCACCTTCGGGACATCCTTGACGAGAACAATCTCGGACCGGGAATCCTTGAGAGGCAGATGGGGCTCCTCTACGGACAGGGCGTGTTCCTTAACCGGCTGGCTTACCAGGAGGGGAACATCGTGCATCACTGGGAGGAGGACAGGGAGATACAGGCATGGCTGGACAGTTGGGACTATGTCAGCTACATCAAGGGATGTATGACCGACTATCTGCACCTGAAAGGATTCTTCGACGCCAAGTACCTTGAGAAAGGCAGGAGAATAGGCAGGGAGCCACGGATCGCCTATCTTGAGCATATTCCATCCAAGAACGCAAGGCTGGAGTGGACGGACAGCCGGGAGATCAAGGATGTCAGGCACATCGTCGTGGGGGACTTCGAGCATTCCTGCGTCGGTACCGGCGTGAGGGTCTATCCGGTCTATGACAGGAGGAATCCGGGACGGTTCGGAGCCTCGGCTTCGTACAATCACACATATTCATTCGCAAGGGATTTCTACGCCGTGCCTCAGTACTGGGGAGCGCTGCGCTGGATTGTCAAGGGTTCCGAGGTACCGACCATCTTCAAGTACGTCACGGACAACGGCATCAACCTCGCCTATCTGGTGAAGGCTCCTAAGGAGTACTGGGAGGAGAGGCGCGACCGTCTGAGGATGGCAAACCCGACGTGGGATGACACCAAAATCGAGGACGAGATAAGCACCCTGACTGATGAGCTCCTGCGCCAGATGCAGGACGTGCTGAGCGGAAAGGAGAACGCCGGAAAGTTCTTCTACTCGCTGGACATGCCTTCGGAGAGCGGAACAGGGCGGGTGTCCTGGTCCGTGGAGGCCATCGACCAGAAGATGAAGGATTTCGTGGAGGCGCAGCTGAAGATCTCGGAGGCCTCGGCATCGGCGATCACCTCGGGGATGGGTCTTCACCCGTCATTGTCGAACGTGATGGTGAACGGAAAGCTGGCTTCCGGATCGGAACTGTTGTACGCCTTCAAGCTGTTCCTGCTTTCGGACACGGAGATCGCCTCGCAGACGATTCTGGAGCCGGTCAACCAGGCGATAGCGTTCAATTTCCCGGGCAAGGGACTGAAACTTGGGTTCTTCCACAGGCAGTTGTCGGCGGAGGATGCCCTTACTTCTTCGGCCAGGATTAAAAATCAGTGATTATGACGGATTTGTTCAACAGAAATCGGGACGGTTCCAAGGAACTTGAGGATCTGACCGGCCAATGGTACGCTTCCTCTCCTTTCAGGCTGATCGAGACGGAGATCCGGTTCGCCACCGATGAGGTGGCGCGGCTTGTGAGTCAGGAGGTGGTCAAGGAGGCCGCTGAGGCTTATGATGAGGATGAGAAGCCGGAACTCGTGGCCGCTGTAAGGCTTCCTGTGGCGTGTCTTGCGTTGATGCGTTACGCCAAGCTTTCATCCGTGTCACACGAATCGACCGGACGGAAGGTCAAGATCGATGACAATGAGAGAAGCCCTTACGAATGGCAGATAGACAGGGATGACAGGGCAATGAGGGAGCGGTATTTCAGGGCTCTGGACGCTTTGTACACCTACTTGGAGACTTCCGGCAACGAGAACTGGAAAGCGTCGGCCAAGAGGACGATGACGGGCGAATCCATTGTCAGGAATATTCAGGAGTTCGAGGCTGTCTATCCCGTCGATGGAAGCTACTATGTCTATTATCTGCTCCAGGCGCTTGTGATCGAGCGGCAAAGGGCGGTGATAGGACCGTTCGCGGGGGATAAGTGGGCTTCCATAGCCGACGGCTCGGCTGACGAGAGGGTGCTCTCGCTGGCCAGAAGGGCGGCCATTCTCAGTGCGGTGATCATGGCTGGGACGAGGTGGAGCCTTGAGGTGTTCCCTATCGAGATCGCAAGGCGGTTCTCCCCTACCTATCAGGGCAACAAGTCCAACCGTGTGGCCACGATGGATGAGATCGACTGGTACGTCGGCAATCTGAAAAGTGAGGTCAAGGACGCTTTGACGGATTTGTCGGCGCTGATCAGCGAGGAGAAGGTGGACCCTAAGCTTTTGCCTGTGAATGACAGGAGGAACAAATTCTTTACCACCGAGTGATGAACACGATTGAGGTTTTCGAGACCGGTAAGGTCGTGCAGGTGCCTGGCTCGTGGAGTGAGATGACTCCGAAACAGGTGCGGGAGGTGTTCAGGATCTTCGAGTGGTGCCTTAGGCGTGGGGAATCGCCGTTGGACTTCAATGTGAGGGTCTTGTGGATGCTGCTTAGGGTACGGAGAACTGTCAAGGGATGGTTCACGGACATATTCAATGGCTCTTCTTCTGTCAGGGATGAGAATGTCTATCGGATGTGCGAGAGGTTCCTCGGATTCTTTTTTTCGGAGGAGTCGGCTGCGCTGACGTTTGATTCGGTCGCCAATCCGATGCCGGTGGTGCGTTCGGGGCTTGTTTGGCTTCACGGTCCGGGGGAACTGCTCCAGGATCTGACGTTCGGGGAGTTCAGGCACGCATCCGCCGCAATCAACAGGTTTTTCAGGAGCCACGAGCCGGAGGATCTGGATGAATGCATCGCTTTCCTGTACAGAAGACGTTGCCGGAAGGCCAACAGGGCAGGTCGGATGGTGCCGGATGTGGACCAACGGAATGCACGTGGGCATATTCATAGAGCGTCGAGGTTGAAGGGGTGGCAGAAGAATCTTGTGATGATGTGGTTCGCGGCTTGCTTGAAGTACCTTCAGTCGGGTGTTCTGGAGATTAACGGGGAGGAGGTTGATTTGTCGAAGCTGTTCGCCGGGGATGAGAAAAGTTCGGGGATAAGCTTCGGGTGGAATGATCTGTTGGTCGAGGTGGCTAAGGAGAACACGCTTGGCAACATTGACAGGGTGGATGAGGAGCCGTTGTTCTCGGTGCTGTCGATTATGTGGCATAACTATAAGGAAAGGAAGAGAAATGAGCAGATTATCAAGGCTTCAAAGGCTCACTGAGTACCTTGCGGGGTTGAAGATCCACTCCTGCCGGTGCTGTGGGCACATAGATCCGATTTGCACGACCGCGCAGTCGGACGCCACTTCCAAGCTGGCTCATCTTTCGGGTGTGCAGGTTCTCGTGGCGCGTCCGGAGGTGCATCAGCGCGGGGATTCTGACACGTTCCGGGAAGAGTTGGGGACGGTGATCTTCGTGTTGGAGAAGGGGCTTGGGCTGGACAAGACGGAGGAATCGGAGAATGAGCAGTATTCACGGCTTCTGGAGATTGCGGATCTGATTCTGGCCTATATCGCCGAGGAGACCTCAAGCCAGAACTGCCGTCTTGTGACGGGTTTGGCGTTGGCTTCGGTGGATGTGGTTCCGGAGGCAAGCGTCTTCGGCGGCTGGAGCGGGTACAGCATCGAACTATCATTTGAGTGATGAGTGATGGATGTCAGGGCGCGTTTCGTTAGTGAGATCCTTCAGGATGAGGGACAGAGGCTTCTGAGGAATCAGGGCAAGGCCATCGAGGCAAGGGTCAAGAAGCGTTCCGGGCGGCTGGAGTCGTCCAGAAGTGTTTCTGTTACCGGCGGCAGCGTCGCTTCGGGGACTTTGACGTTCGTCCACGTGGCCTACGAGCGCTTCCTGGACATGAAGCGTCTCCAGCGTGGCGGCAAGTCCGTCAAGAGCAACCGCAAGATCCACAATCGCTATGTCTTCGGTGCTTTCGCTTCCATCGCCGAGCGTCTGATGTACGAGTTCACGGAGGATGCCGTCGCCCGGATCAGGGAGTCGGAACTGGGGCGAACGAAGTGAAAATCAGGCGGGAAGTCTTGATTATTTGGCCCAAAGTTTGTTTCTTTGTAAACACATTCGCAATACAAATGCAATACGGGAACGCTTTTGATTTATGAAAGTCATGGAAAATAAAGCGATTATAGATTTAGAACAGGAATATCTGGAAGTTATGAAAGATGCGACTGTTTTGCCAACAAGAGGACTATCGTGGGAAAAGGTTGGAGATTTATATAAGCAGTTCTCATTGTACGACTACTCGAAATATACTACTTCTATAATAAGCTGTTTTTAAACAAATATTTTTTTATGCTGCAATAAACCATGAAAAGCGGTGGATTGATTTTTGCAAGAGGTAGAGATAACACGTAATTCTGATTGAGTATGTTCTGGGGTTCTTTTGATGTTCCGATAGGAGTGATTATCCTCGTTCTGCTGATTGTGTTCTGGAAACCGGTGACAAGCAGGATCCTATTGTGGATATTCGTCATCATCACGTTCCCTTTTGTCGCATTGTGGAAGGGCATAGAGAAATTAGCCGGAATAGATAAAAGTAGCTGTGGAACATCTGATGAGGACGCAATAGAACGTAGATGGCTGATGAAAAAGGTTGTCCTCGCAGCGGCTGGCTTTCTGGCTCTGTTCGCGATCATTATCTGGACACTTCCGTTATTCGACATATACGATTGGAAAGTGGTCGGCTGGCTATCACTCCCTGCCTTCATTTTAACTGTCATTATCGCAACCAGAACAAAGTTCTTTGATCCTCCAAAGGTGGGATAGCCAACATCTATGTCCTTTTGCAGCCGCTGATTAGCGGCTATTTTTGTGCCATAAATCACGTGAGATTATGGCTAAAAGAATTACTGATGAGGATCTTCGGCTGAACCTGATCATCAATGGGGACGGCGGCAGGAAACAGTTGCTTGAACTTGAAAGGCAAATAAACAACACAACAACCGCAATTGAAGAGACACGGAAAAAGATGACCGCTTTTGAAGTGGCGGGAAAGAAAGCCAGTCAAGAATATCAAGATTTGAGCAAGTCTTTGGAAGTTCAGCAGGCTTCACTGAAGAAATGCCAGTCTGAATTCAAGTCCCTTCAAGAAACAGTTCCTCTTACAAGCAAGACGATGAAAGAGCTTAAGCATCAAATCACCGCCACACGAACTGCACTTGAACGCGCTGTTCCTGGCTCCGATAATTGGAACCAGTTAAACAAGGCACTTCAAGAATTAAAAACAAGATACAAAGAGCTTACCGATCAGTCTAAAGCCGTCAGTTATACAACGTGTGAGATGATGGACAAACTTAGCAAGTATGCCATTTCGCTCACATCAGCTTTTAAAGGAGCCGCAAATGTGATTAACAGGTTCACTGGTGCACGTGATGCGTTTTTAGCCTATGACGAGGCGATGACGGATGCGATGAAGACCACGGGGCTGACTAAAGATGAGATTTCGGAACTCAGTGAGAAACTCAAAGGCATAGACACAAAGACAGCTCAGAACGAGTTGCTTGGACTTGTGCGGGCCGGCGGTAAGCTGGGAATATCCGGTCAGGAAGACTTGCTGGGGTTCGCAAAGGCCGCCAACCAGATCAACGTGGCGCTTTCCGAGGATCTTGGCGGTGATGCGGAGGCTGCCATCACGGAAGTAGGAAAGATGGTCGATGTGTTCAACCTCAAGGATGAGTTCGGAATCGAGAAGGCGATGCTGAAGGTCGGTTCGGCCATCAACGACCTGGGAGCCGCGTCAACGGCCAACGAAGGCTACATCGTGGACTTCTCCGGAAGGCTTGCCGGTATCGCACCTAACGCCAAGATCAGCATCGACAAGGTGATGGGACTTGCGGCCACGCTTGACTCTCTACATCAGCAGGCCGAGACATCCTCCACGGCCGTTGGACAAACCATAACAAAGATGTTCGAGAAGACGGAGACATTCGCAAAGATTGCAGGGATGTCTCTAAAAGATTTTTCGGATTTGCTGAACAACGATGTCAACGAGGCGTTCATCCGTGTGCTGGAAGGAATGAAAAAAGGTGGGGACGGCGGAATGAAAGCTATCACCGAGGCGATGGGAGATATGGGGCTGAACGGTTCACGCGCCATTCAGGTACTCGGAAGCCTTTCAAAACAGACGGAGACATTGCGGCAGCAGCAATTGATCGCGGCCGAAGCTTTCAACGAGGGTACCTCAATCACCAATGAATATGAGCTCAAAAACAACTCGTTGACGGCCACGTTGGAAAAGCAGAAGAAGGCTCTTATGGAGACGACCGTAGAAATCGGAGAGAAAATGAACCCTCTGATGTCTGAAAGTGTCGGACTTACGAATATGGGTCTGAAAGCCGTTTCCGCATTGATTGGTCCTATGGTCAAGTATCGCTACCAAATAGCCGAGATTGCGGCGGCCATATTCATTTACAATCAGCGGGCGAAAATCAAACTTGCATATGATAAGTTATTGGCATTCTGGAGCAAGGAGAATAGAGACGCTTTGCTGAAACAAGCGCTTAGTCTGAAGGGTGCAAGTGTCGGTACCGCAGCGTTGTCATTGGCTCAAAATCTTCTTGTCGGCAATACCAAGGCTGCTACTATTGCATTCAAACGCCTCGGTTTGGCCATCAAAGCTAATCCTTTCGGGCTAATCCTAAGTGTCATCTCCGCCGTGGTTGTCGGTATAACCACATTTGTCAGGCGGTCAAAAGAAGCAACCAAGGAAATGACAGAGATGCGGAAAGCCGCCGCTGACACAGCCTCTGAAATCAACAGGGAAAAAGATGCGGTGAATAGGCTGAAGGATGCAGTCACCTCGGCGACCATCGGGTCAAAGGAAAGGGCGGCTGCCATCAAACAGATAAACGATCAGTACGGTTCTTACCTTCCACACCTGCTTGATGAGAAAGCGTCCAATGATGAGGTTGCCGCGGCTCTTGGCATTGTCAATGACAAGCTTTCCGAGCAGATAAGGTTGAAAGGGATGCTGAACGCCAAATCCAAGCTGGATGAGGGGCTCCAGGACAGTACCGTGAAAGCAGCGGAGAACATCAGGAATGCCTACAATAAGACACATAAAGACTCCAAGATGAGCGAAGATGATTACCGTGGCGTTCTGGAAGCGATTGTGGGATTCCGAGACACGATGACATCGGAGACATCATCCAGTACCGACAAGGTCAACGCTGCGGCGGCGTTGAAAAGAAGCCCTATACTCAGAGATTTCCATCCTGATGATTTGGCGAAGAAATTAAGTCCCGTCTCTTCCGGAATAGATAAGTACAATTCAGACGTGAAGACATTAGAGGCGTTGTATGGCGTAAATAAGAGGAAGAATAGTAGTGTTACTACGACATCCGGGACATCAGCCTACTCAACTGCGGATAGCGATGTCACAACAACTCCTGACAACAAAACCGGAAAGCAGCAGTGGTCATTGAGCAATGATGAGGCGTTCCTGAAGGCTAAGGCGGAGCTGACGAAGCAGTTCAATGAGAAGGAGATTGCTTCGCAGGGGGAATATGACGATAGGATTTATGAGCTGGAGGTGGCTACGTTGACGGCACGGCTGGCTGCTCATAAGGAGAAGGGGGCGGAAAGAGCAAAGATTGAGAATGAGTTGCAGGAGAAGATCAAGAAGTATTCGGAGGATGCGTTGAAGAAGCGGCAGGAGAACGAGAAGAAGGCTGCGGAACTGACCAAGGAGGGAACGGCGATCATCAACGAGGTGGAGACGGACAAGACAAAGGCGGCGATGGATGGTGAAGAGGTTCGGTACCAGGCGGAATTGAAGAAGTTCAAGGAGACGCAGGTGCTGTACGAGAATCAGGCGGCGGTGCTGGAGGCTATCGAGAAGAAGCATCAGAATAAATTGCTGAAGATTAAGGAAGATGCTTCCAATAGGGAGTTGGCGCTGCTTGAGGCTAAGCACAATGTCAAACTGCAAGAGATTCAGAATGACTATTCCAAAGTCGTAGCCGAGGAATCCCCGAATTCTGTTGGCGTTATGAAAGCAAAGAGAACCAGAGATGACACTCTAGTTAAAGAGAATTTGTCTTATCAGAATGTCTTAAAAGATCGTCTTCAACAGATAGTTGATACCGGAGGATTTGACGGCATCAAACTTTCAGAAGAAGAACTGGAAAAGTACAGGTTGAAACTTGAGCAGGTCACCGGCAAGATCAACGAATTAACCGCAACGCAGAAGAAGAGCAATGCGGGAATATTCGGGGGCACAGGCAACGGAGAGTTGTTCGGTGTGTCGCAAGAGAAATGGAACCAGCTTTTCGCCAACATCGCTACCGGCAAGGCTGGCACCGAGGATCTGCTTACCGCTTTGTCCGGAATCGGCGGGGCGGCTCAGGAAGGGTTTAAACTGGCAAGCCAAGCGATCGCTCTTACGGCTGCTAAAGAACAGCAGGACTTCAAGCGGTACCAGAAGGACAACGAGAAGAAAAAGAAGGCTCTCAAGTCTCGTTATGATGCCGGTCTGATGTCTCAGGAACAGTACAATGCAAGGGTCGAGGAGATGGAAGCCGAGGAAGAGGCCAGACGTGAGGAGATGGAAATCAAGCAAGCCAAGCGTTCCAAGGCTCTCAGTTTGTCACAAGCGATCATACAAACATCTTTGGCTGTGATGAAGACCTTTGCAGAATGGGGCGGATGGCCGGCGGGTGTGGCTCCTGCTGCCATTATGACGGCATTGGGCGCGGCTCAGATCGCGATGATCGCGGCGCAACCGATCGGTGCGGAGGAGGGCGGCTTCGTGAACACTCGCCGGGCTCAGGATGGGAAGGCGTTCAAGGCGCGGTTGTCTCCGGACAAGAGAGGGTTCGTGTCCTCCCCTACCGTGCTTGTGGGTGAGAATGGCGGGGAATATGTGATTCCGGCTGATGGGTTGAGCAATCCGACGTTGCTGCCGTTCGTGGCTACGATGGAGGAGGCTCGGAAGGCTGGAACGTTGAAGAGCCTGAACTTCGAGGCGGTTTATCCGGTGGGAGCCGCTATCGGTCGGGAAAGCGGTGGGTTTACGAACACTTCGACAGGCTCAGTGACCGGAAGCGGCTCGGTGTCCGGAGGGAATGTCGCTTCGGCAAGGTCAGCGACCGATGAGAAGTTGCTGGAGGCCATCGAGCTGCTGAACAAAAGGCTCTCCGTTCCGATCAAGGCGGATGTGTCGATGCTGGGGAAGAACGGGATCATCGAGCAGACGGAGAAGTACAATCGTGCCAAACGCCGGGGTACTTATGGCAGATAATGCGATTTTTTGCAAAAATTTCCGTAAAATTCTTGGAATTTGGAAAAAGATTCGCATCTTTGCCAGTGCGTACTACATACTTAGCATTCTCTTTACGGCTGAATAATTCCGTAGAAGATTGCTGACATATTATTAAAGGGAAATTTTGCCCTCCGTATGGTCGTTGCTGACGAAAGTCGCAACAGCATTATGCCGTAAGGCAGGTATGTGGTACGCAGACCTTAGCGGAGGGTTTTTATATTCAATTAGTTATGCGTACTACTAATTCAAACAACGCGGCTGTTGCCGCAGAAAGCCACAAGATCGGGGCTGACTCTTTCATCATCGAGACCAGAATTGAACTGTTCCAGATTGCGGATCGATTCTCGGAGTGGGAAAAGCAGATGTATGAGAAGAAGGAGTTGCTGATGGACGGGAGGTTCGACAATGAGATTCGGACGATGAATGCTGCGTTCTACCAGTTGGATGAGGCTCTGAGAAAGATTCTGAATGAGGAGCTGGAGTTCGACATCCTCCGCCACGACACCGTTACGGAGTGATTTTTGCAAGGGCTTGTCTGACAATTAATTCTGAATGAGTATGAGAAAAGTTATTTTAGTTATCGCTATACTGTTGGTTGGCTTCAGCGGGGATTGCTTTGGAAGAAAGCTGGCGGATCCAGACACGCTTACATTCAAGAAGACATATTCGATGCCGGGAATGAGTGAAGATGATATTTACGTTTTCACGGCTGGATGGAAAGCCCCTTGGATGGAGTTCTATGGGATTCGTGACAAGTATGGAACTGGTGGTAAATGCTATGCTTGTCGGTTCTATGGGGAGAAGTTGGATAAGGTCACAGCTAATATATTCTCTAAAGTTTATCTGGTTTTCCGGGATGGGTCTTTCGATTTGATATTCTCCGATATTTCCGCAAGCTGGAGGCATAACTATATCGATTGCTTGTCTTCACAGGATGACAGATTCAACCGCAATGTGTTTTGGCGAATGTCGTACAGTATGAAAATCCTTGACCAGATAAGGGAGCGTTCCAAGGAGTTGTTCGAGATAGTCACCGCCTCGATGGATCATTACCTTGAGGTCGGCCCGCCGGTGGAGTTGAAGAAACTCTGACAACCTTGACCTTCGTTTAGCAGCCGCTTTCGGGCGGCTGCCTTTGTTCCGCAATTCCCATCGAACGAAGTGAAAATCAGCGGAAAGTCTTGATTATTTGGCCGGAAAGTTGTTCAATTATTTTTTTGTATTGCATTTGCATTTACAAAAATATTATCATTATCTTTGCACAGATTGATGAGATACATATTGATGAAGGCGCTATGAGCTCATATATTCAGCAATTAGAGGAATATTTTAACAAGGCTACTCTTGAGCAGCAGGACAAGGATTACCAAGAACTTCAAAAGTTCAATAAGAATGGTATAACTGTTGATGACTACATCCGGGATTTAGGAATTATACTTTAGTTATCATTCTATGGCATTCAGCAAGTATAAGAGCAAATCCGAGATGAATGAAACTTTCGCTAAGTCTTTGCACGACAGTTCGTCTTTCCTCCCTGTTGGACATTGCGCATACTATGCTTGTTTTCAAAGGATTTGCCATATATGTTATTATGTTATCGGGAAAACAAAGGATCAAATCGCCTCAGAGTGTAGTTTAAGCAGAGAAGGTTCGCACAATTATCTGCTGAACCTCGTATTGGAATACATCAAGAAGAGTAATCCTAATGATGGCCGTACTTTGCGTAGGGATATTTTCCAACTAAAGAAACTTCGCGAGTCAGCAGATTATGAAGATGAAAATTTTGATTCATCCAAAAGTTCGAACTCGCTTGATTTGATGAGAGAGATCCTTCCTATTTTGAGAAAATACTGAATATGACTTCTAATGAATATATTATCAATGAACTGAATCTTCTTCTTGAAAAGATTCAGAATATTCGAGTACGCTACGAGTTCGATCAAATGTCTTCTATGCATATCATTGAAATCGTGCCCGATGATGTTTATCGTAACGATGCGTTATACCTTGAATGGGAGGATGACTTATTTAGCAGATTCATCGAGAAATTCCCTACTGAAAACATTTGCTTCATTTCAGATAAATCATACATCGAAGTGAAAAATCCAATCTTTGTTAAAGAAGGGGCTGGTTTTGCATCCTTCTCGTGCAAAGATGAGAATCGCTTCTCTTTGCGGAAATCTGAAATCACTCCAAAATTCCACGAAATGCCTTTCACTTGGATTTCATTAGCGCCTATTGGATGTGAGACTTATTCCTTTTCGCAGCAATCAGGTGCGCAATTCCGTGTTGAAATTAATAATGATAACTATCCAAAAGCAGCATAAGAATTATGGACAACAGCAACCCAAAGTCAGGGTTTACCCTTGAAAATATCATCCTAATCGAAAGTTCTTTCAAAAGAATTAGCGATGTGATATTCGACAAGAAGGCTCAAAACTCATTCGATATAAATGTTGGAGTCGCATCTGCCGAACCAAGAATAGCCGTCACTGTTGATGTTACAGTGGCGCAAAAGCGTGACGAGGTTGAGCAGTTCAGGATTACGGCAAAAATGGTGGGAATATTCAAGAAAGAAGGTGAATCGGACATCAAAAGCGATGAGGATTTTGGCCGTATCAATGGTGCGGCCATTGTGTTCCCTTTTGTAAGAGAACACATTGCCAATGTGGCATTGAAAGGAGGCTTAGGTGCGGTTCTTATCCCACCTGTTAATTTCACGAAGTACACGGGTAAAGAATAGAATCCGTTTCCGTTGTCCTTTTGTAGCCACCTGAGGGTGGCTATTTTTGTGCCATAATGAGTTCGTTATGGTTAGGATATTGACTAAGGATTTCACGGAGCTGGATCTTACGAAGGGGTTCGAGTTCCAGATCGAGATGGAGAACCCGATGTTGGAGGAGGATCATATTCCTTCGGCTTTCAGCACGCAGATTTCGTTTCCGCCGAGTCCGGTGAACAGGAGGGTGTTCGGGTACACGCCGGCTATGTTCCTGGCTCCGAACGTAAAGAGGCTGGAGGCCTCGGTGTGGATCGGCGGTGTGCCTTTCGTGACCGGCACGTTGGTGTACGACGGCATCGAGGACGGAAGTCTGATGTACACGTTCACGGAGAAAGTGGTGGAACTGGAGGGGAAGATCTGGGAGAAGAGCATCCTGGAGTTCGACACGGGTTCCATCCCAAGCCGTTCCGCAAAGTTCTCAACGCCTTTGCTCATAAACAAGAACAACGTGGCTGTTCAGCCATATTCAAAAGCCAGCAGATTGCCGGTGTCAGGGGAACCGGAATATGGTATAGCTAATGTTGACAGTCTTTTGTACTTACAGAAGTATTACAATTACATCAGCGCTTCGGAATCTATAGCTTACAAGACCTTTATTCCGGCTGTGCCGATCAGAGCCATCCTGACAGGATGCCCGGTCAAGATACCAAGCGATGTTCTGCTTCGAAACGGATGGGGTGAATTATCCATCCTGGGAAGATACCATGAATATCTATATGGCGATGTGGTTAAGCCTGGCAGTTCTAAATCAAAGACAACAGGGAAGCCATCGCAATCGGGAAGTTACAGAACGGACATCGCATCGTTCCTCCCCGACATCTCATTCTCAGACCTTCTGAAAAACCTATGCCGTATCTTTTGCTCTACCCTTTTCCACGACGGAAACGACATACGCCTGATCCATAATGGCGAGGTTTTCAGCCAATCCGACATTGATGACTGGACGGATAAGATCAGCGATGGCTTTTCTTCTGAGGAGGAGGCAGCCATGTCCTACAAATTCGGGTTTTATAGCGACTCTACGTCTGATTCAGATGAGCTTGAAAAGAATATTGAAAACGGAGGCGTTGAGTTGATTCAGGAAGGGAACCTTAAAGGCATACTTGAACACTTTACTTCAAAGGAGAACTATTATGTTGTATTAGAAGGAAGCACCGGGGATGTCTATTCTGGAAGGCAATACGATGGAATCGTAAAGAAGCGGTACTCAAGCACAGGAGGTGGTGTCACTGTTGACACAGAAACGGCATACGAATGTGATGTTTTGTTCCAAGGGGCAAAGCCGATCGAGAATAAAGTGAATGACGCCGATGTTTATGACAATAGTACGGTTTTTCTGCTTCCAAAATGTTCTCCTGAAAAGATCTTTTCATCTGATACATTCCGGACCTATAAAATGGCCGCTATAATCGAACCGAATGCCGTTGGTGATGAGCGCGACAACAAGGTTTACATCGGTATTTCCTATGAGGAACAGTTCTTTGGCCATGGTGTATTTCAGCCAATAACACAAAGTGAAGCGATGTTTGTCGGAACGGAAGATCTGACCCCAGGTGGCCTTTGGGACAAGTACCACAAGGCATTCGCCCAGTGGCTGGGAAAGACGAGGCAGAGGGTGGCCGTGGACGTGAACCTCACTCCTGTCGAGCTGCACAACTTCAGGCTGTACAGACCGGTGTACTTCAGGGGGAGGAAATGGATCGTGGCGAAGCTCTCGGTAACGGTGGCGGCGGGTTCGGACAGGGTCACCACCAGAGGCGAGTTCATCGAAATCTGA